GGGAGAACTCAGTCTTCATTCGGACAAACCCACCATGGTTGGTGTAATCCATTATCCTTACCTCTGAGTAAGACAAACTTTCTTAACCGCCTAGGGCTGATAACCCAAGCCGGAAGGGTAGTTCTGTCGGTAAGGACTACCAAACACCATAGCGATCACGAATATACTGGTCGCGCGTCGGGAGAGGTTAGTCTCCCTAATACTAACCATGTATATAGGTGAACAGAAATGGAGTGAGATTCGTCCTGTAGCGACAGAGTACTTCTCTCGGCTCTCTCTGTTATTTGGTTCAAGAGGGAAAACCTGGACAGTTAAGTATGTCAAAATGACAAGACTTGCTGTTACCAGATTTATCTCTGGAGAACCAATTGACCACTTACCTGGACTAAAGGTCAGGGACGGTTGGCCCATGTGGGTCAACTGTCTAAAACCTTTACTCCAAGATAAGATCTGTCTAAAAGTTCTTCTAACACTTCTTACAGTGTTAAGAGATCTTCAGGACAAGCCTATCTTGGATGTCCAGCCAATCACTGACACATGGAAAGGTGCCTTGCCCTCGGTAACGAGGGGGCAGCATCGAACCATCTGTAAAGAATTGGGGATAGGTAAGCGTTCTGTTGAGTGGAGAAGGTACCACATGTCAACAAAGAAAGGTCCTAATGGACAGGCAATTTGGTCTTCTGTGTTTGATCTTAGCGCACTACCAGACAAGTTAATCAAAGATATTACTTTGATTGCTGGTAGCCCGTTGAGAAAACACATGGACGAAATACGGTCTGCCCGTTGGGACAGCCTCTCTTTGGCTGATGTATGGTTAACCCTCTTTCCTCTAGAAAGAGATAAGCAGTTAAGGAAGCTCAGTTACTTCAGTGATAAGGAAGGTAAGACTCGAGTTATTGCCATTCTAGATTACTGGTCGCAAACAGCACTAAAACCCGTGCATGATGCTATAACTAGCATCTTACGTGGGATAAGAACTGATTGCACCTTTAACCAGAATAGATTTCTTGAGATACTACCACAAGGTGATAATATCACTTACCATTCTCTTGATCTCTCGAATGCCACTGATAGAATGCCATTAGCCTTCCAAAAGAAGGTTCTTGGCTCTATCATTGGCTACAAAAGGTCAGAGGCATGGGGTGATATCCTCACTGAGTGGCCGTACCCCTGTAGGGAGTACCCTCTTGGCGTAAAATACCAAGCGGGACAACCTATGGGGGCTTACTCTTCATGGCCTGCTATGGCACTTACTCATCACTATATAGTAAAATTAGCAGCTCTAAGAGTTGGTAAAACCAACTTTTGGAACTACTGTTTACTAGGTGATGATATTGTCATAGCAGATACCTCTGTTGCCAATGAATACACAGCTCTCCTAGGAACCTTAGATATGCCTATCAGTGTCGCAAAGACACACACCAGTAAGAAGGTGTATGAGTTTGCGAAGAGATGGGTTTATCAAGGTGAGGAGGTTACTGCGTTTTCCATTGGCGGTTTACTAGAAAGCTGGCACAAGTACCCATACTTGTACAACTTCTTAGAAAACCAAGAGGCCCATGGATGGCGTCTTCCTAAAGACCGGCACCCGGAGCTGGTCAGGCGATTATATACGTTTATGGGGAAAGGCCGTACTGGCCAAAGTACTCAGAAACTGTATATGATCTTTGGAGCACTTTCAGAGATGAAGAAAGTGGGGGTGTTTAACTCAAGCGGTTATAAAATGCTTGAGCAATACCTCGGCTTCCCAATTCTCCCTGAAGATGAGGCAACTCTTATTACCAATGAGGTGATAAAAGAAGCCCGTATTCAGATGCTCCAGTCTGACATGGAAAGTTATGAGAGTGGATTGTTAGTTGGTTTAACCAATATTAATAATCTATTCTCAAAGAACTTTCCAGGCTTGGACGCTCCAGCATACAGACAACTAAACCGTAGTCATATGCCGCTGATCATGGCGGTAAATGACAAGGTGGATGACTCAATGGATACACTGTGTTTACTATTTGACCCAGATACCCCAATCGAAATTCTCTTGGGGATCGAAGGTCTTGGTAAATACAGTATATCTAAAGATGTCTTCTTTAACCTACGGGATAGTCGCGCTATACTGCTGGCGTTCAGCCGCCTGGTGAAGATATTCATTAATGGTTGTAAAACCAGAGTGAATAATCGATCTCCAGATAACTAAACACCTATTTGCATAGCGGCTTGTCGTACCTCGTAAGAGGGGTGAAGGTATGGGTACCTTCACCGGGCTGACAAGTCTGTACTCCCCCAGA